TTTAATTTGTAACGATGTATTTAAAATGTTTACAATGTCACCATTTTAGACCAAATCATTCGTTTCTAGTGACACACTTTACTTACTATTTAACTTCAGGAGTATATTTTGAAGAAATCTGATATTAACGGTTTAAGAAAAGGTAAGCGAAGAAAATTCTCTAAAACTTTCATTATGCAACGGTTATTAGAGGTTTTCTTCATGTATGCTAATCTGAAATTTTCAGGTTGGTCTTATGTATATTTCCAAACTACAAAAGATTTACTTTGGTATTTTATAGATGACTATGAACTACGCAGAAATCTAGAAGTAGACGAAGAATTAGAAAATGACCATAAGGAGGAAAATGTAAATGAGTAAAGAATTAAGATTAGATAATCAAGTACAAGCGATTGAAGCTAAGCGATCTAAGTCTCAGATCCGTAACGCAAGAAAGCGTAGAGCTAAATCTAAAGTACAGCAAGTTTCGAGAAACGAGAAACTATCCTACCATTCGTGGATTCAAGATTTAAATCTGTCCGATGAAGCAGTGAATAGCGTACTTTCTAATATCTCCAGTATTGAGCGTGGTAATGATAATGTGTTATTAACACCAATGGGTAAAATCAACACACCTGAAGCAATTTTGCAAGGTTGGGACTCTGTGTATGAAGGGCTCATTACTGACAATAAACTTACTGATACTCTGATGAGAATCGAGTCTGAGAACAGATCTAAATATGGACCAAGATCGATCCAAAAGAACTGGGAACAACGAAAAGAATCATTATATGATTACTTTAAGTTACCAAAGATTGATTTAGCTAAAATTGATCTTTTATATAAAGCGGTGGAAGACCTTAATCTAAAATCAGTATTAAGACCATTAACTGCAGAAAATGCAATTAAATTTCTTAAGAATAATACTAGTAGTGGTTTACCATTGTTAAGACCGGGACGTATTGCAAAACAACAACCCATTAGTGAGATTGAAGAACAATTAGATCAATCTATACCTAGTATGACATTTACTAGAACACAAGAAAATGATAAGACACGTAATGTCTGGGGTTTTCCATTTTGTTGGAAACTAGAAGAGATGAAGTTTTATCAATCACTTTTGCAATATCAGAAGAAGCTACCATGGAGATCAGCACTTAGAACTCCTGAAGATGTAGATTCAGCAATAACAGATTGTATTAATAAAGCAATGTCAACTGGAGCTTATTTAGTTTCAATTGATTTCAGTGCTTATGATGCAAGTATTCATCCTGAAATTCAGAAAGCATGTTTTAAATATATTTCTGACTTATTTCAGTCTTGGCACTTACCAGAAATTGATAGAATTAGACATAAT